ATGCTGGCCAATCTGATGGGCTCGCGCTGACCGCACCGTGTAGGGTTTCGCGTTTTTCCAGCTCGGCGCGAGCATGGCCATGCCAGCAACGGCCCCCACTCATAGGCGCGAGCCCAGGCGCTGGATCGAGGGGCAAGTCGATCCCTATTTCCACCCCGCGCGCTCCGGGGTCAGCACGGGTGGAGCGAGAACCGCGCGGCCCAGCGTGTACCAACCACGCAGTCGGATGGGCCGGCCCCTAAATGTCCAGCGGGCAATGAAGGTCAAAAAAAGTTGCCAATGGCGTGAAAAGTGGTTGACATACCGCGCGGCATGTCTCAGAATACAGCCATGGCATCGAGATTGATGCCACCGCCCCGGCGGCACCGGGAATCCTGATCGGAGCAACATCATGCAAAACACCTACCTCGGCCAAACCGCTGGCGGCATCCTTAAAACTGCCAAGATCGCGCAGATGCGCGCCGGAAACTGGGAGGTGGTCGTCAAGTCGAAGGACGGCCAACAGCATCTGGCCGTCGCATCCCACGACGGTACCATGCTCACGCTGGTGCAGGTACATGGCTGCGTCGCGCAGCTCTCGATGTCTGCCATGGCCGCCGCCAAGATGGCCGCCCTGAGTGCCGAGGTTGAGGCCAGATCGTTCGCAGAGCAATGACAGACTCAATCGTCCACCTGCGCGTCCCAGCCGTCACAAAAGCGCGCTGGGTGCGCGAAAGCCGTGCCGCAGGGATGCGGCTCACCGATTGGATCGTTGCCCGCATCGATGCGGGAAAAGGGAAAGCCATGACCCGCACTGAATACACAATCGTCGCCACAGATCGCAGCGTTGACGCCCGCGCCGCCGCCGACGCATGCAACCGAGAGCTGATGGCCGCTGGCGAAACCTTCGACAGGCGGGCGGCCGAAAACAAGATCGCTGAGTGCGCAGAATGCCTGCGCGATGCGCTGCGCGTTGAGGCCGAAGAAATCGAGATTGAGGAAGAATGAAATACACCCTCATCGCCATCCCGCAAGGGATGACCTTCGCAGACCTGCGTCTGGCGCGCGACCCGGCGACGGATGACGTCTCTTTTGCCACCGACGTCATCGAGCGCGTCGAGGCCGCCAGTGGCCTGCCCGCAGGGTTTTTAATGGGCCAGGACGAGGACGCGCTGGCCGATCTGATCGCGACCTGGTACGCCAGCCACCTCGCCGCCGGTGGCGCCCGCGATCCGGTCGCCGATGACCTGATCGCCGAGGTGCGCGCCGAAGACGCGGCGGGCCAGCCCTACAGCCACGCGCCGGGGCGAGCATGACCGTCTACCCCATCCCCGACGCGCTCGCCGGCCAGTACCACGGCGCCGGCTACGCCCTGGCCGCCACGGCCGGCGGCCAGATGGTGGCCCAGGCCCTGCAGCAGCTGCTGGACGCGGGCTACGCCGAAAGCAAGTCCGGCGTGATCGCGCGCGCGCTGATAGACGCCGAAAAGCGAGCTTCCGCGTAGGGGCCGCGGCGCGTGCCGCCTGTCCCCTGTGGGGTTGGACTGTCGCTCAGGGCGCAAGGACACTGCGCGCATGACTGCACGCAAGCCGACCAAGAAGCCGGCGCCATCGACCAAGATAGCCACAACCAGAGCCGCCGCCACAAAATCGGCCGGCAAGCGCGCACCTGCCAAAAAAGCGCCAGGAACCAAGCCGACGCCGACCCGCAGCGTCGGGCGACCCAGTTCCTTCCGAGAGGAATACATCGGACAAGCAAAGAAGCTGGCCGCACTGGGTGCAACCGATCTGGAGCTGGCGGATTTCTTCGGTGTCAGTACGGTGACACTGTTCAATTGGCGGACATCTGTACCAGAATTTCTTAATGCCACGCGACTTGGAAAGGATGCCGCCGATGAGCGAGTCGAGAGCCGGCTGTTTGCCCGCGCCATGGGTTATGAGCACGACGAGGTGGACATTCGGGTTGTGAACGGCAAATTGGTGAAGACTCCGATCCGCAAGTTCTACCCACCGGACACGGCGGCTGCGTCCCTTTGGCTGCGCAACCGAAAGCCCGAGCGGTGGCGTGACAAGGTGGAGACGGCGCACATGGGGCCGGATGGCGGGCCGGTGCAGGTGCACAGCACGGTGACGTTTGTCCGGGCGCCATTGCGCGACGATGAGGATGACGCCTGATGCTGGCACTTGAGCTGAAGCTGCCTGAGAAGCTGGCTGGCCTGTACGAGCCGCGCCGCTACAAGGTGCTGCACGGCGGGCGCGGCGGTGGCAAGTCGCACGGCGTGGCGATGGTGCTGCTGGACATGGCGGCGCGCAACCCGCTGCGGGTGCTGTGTGCGCGCGAGATTCAAAAGTCGATGCGCGACTCGGTGCACCGGCTGCTGCGCGACAAGATCGTGCAAATGGGCCTGACGGCGTTCTATGAGATCACGGACACCGAAATCAGGGGCGCCAACGGTTCGCTGTTCCTGTTCACAGGCCTGCAGAGCCACACCGTGGACTCGATCAAGTCCTACGAGGGCGTCGACGTGGTTTGGGTGGAAGAAGCTCACGGCGTCAGCAAGCGCTCTTGGGACGTGCTGATTCCGACGATCCGCAAGGAGCACTCGGAAATCTGGATGACGCTGAACCCGGACATGGACACGGACGAAACTTACGTTCGGTTCATCGAGCGGCGCAGCCTGGACACATGGGTGTGCCAGGTCAACTGGCGCGACAACCCGTGGTTTCCGCAGGTGCTGGACCTGGAGCGCAAGAAGGCGCGGGTTGCGAGCCCGGAGGACTACGATCACATCTGGGAAGGTAAACCGCGTCGCGTGGCCGAGGGGGCGATTTACCGCCACGAGATCGACGCACTGTATGCCGAAGAGCGGGTGTGCCCAGTGCCTTACGACCCCGGCCTGGCGGTGCATACCGTCTGGGATTTGGGCTGGAACGACGCAATGGCGATTGCCATGGTGCAGCGCGGCCCGCAGGACGTGCGCATCATCGACTACATTGAGGACAGCCACCGCACGCTGGACTGGTATGTCGCCCAGCTGGAGAAGCGACCCTTCCGCTGGGGCACGGACTTTTTGCCGCACGACGGGCGCACAAAGAACTTCCAGACTGGCAAGAGCACGCAGCAGCAACTGGCGGGTATGGGCCGGCGCCAGGTGGTGGTGCTGGGGCAGGTGAGCGTCGAGGAAGGTATCAAGGGTGCGCGCATGCTGTTTCCGCGCTGCTACTTCGACCGGGGCAAGACCACCAGACTGATCGAGTGTCTGCGGCGGTACCGGCGCGCGCTGCACCTGAAGACCGACGAGCCGATGGCGCCACTGCACGATGAATTCAGCCATGGCGCGGACTGCTTTCGCTACGTCGGCCAGGCGGTCGAGCTGATGCGCAACGAGAACCAGAGTGAGTACGTGGAAGCGCCGGAGCCGGCCTGCATCTGACGAGAACCACCACCATGACCGACAACAACCCCGAACTCGATCCCGTGGACACGCCAGATGGTGATGTGCCGCTGACGCTGGCCGAGTACCGCGAGATCGTCGAGGAAATCGAGGCGCAGCCGCGAACCTGGCGCCGCGACGCGGACAAGGAGATGGACTACGCCGAGGGCAATCAGCTGGATACCGAGTTGATCCGGGCAATGAAGGCGCAGGGCATCCCAACGACGATGGAGAACCTGATCGGCGCGGCGCTGGAGGGAATTCGCGGCTATGAGGTGGCCACGCGCACGGACTGGCGGGTGACGCCCAACGGACAGCAGGGCGGCCAGGACGTGGCGGACGCGATCAACTTCCGGCTGAATGAGGCCGAGCGCCAGAGCCACGCCGATGATGCCTGCTCGGCGGCGTTTTACCCGCAGATCGCCGTGGGCATCGGCTGGGTGGAGGTGGCGCGCAACGCCGACCCGTTCGACTACGCCTACCAGTGCCAGGCGGTGCATCGCAACGAGATTCACTGGGATTGGACGAGCACGCGCGACGATTTGAGCGACGCGCGCTGGCTGCGTCGGCAACGCTGGCTGCATCCGTCGCGGCTGGCGCGGGTTTTCCCTGAGCAAAAGGAGCTGATCCGCCGTTACGGCCGGGCCGGGATCAACTGGTGGGCCGAGTACGACGAGACGGGCTACGGCGGCGGCAGCACGGGCTTGAACCGGGCATGGAACATCGCGCGCGAGTGGACGCGGATGGAAGACCGCTGGTTCAACCCGGTGAGCAAGGAAGTGTGCGTGTCCGAGCTTTGGTATCGGCGCTGGTCGGACGTGGTGGTGCTGAAAAGCCCGGATGGGCGCGTGGTGGAGTACGACGCCAACAACCCGGCGCACGTCTTCGCGCTGGCCAATGGCCGCGTGCAGCACATGCGCGCGGCGGTGCCCAGGGTGCGCCGCAGCTACTGGCTCGGCCCGCACTGCCTGTTCGATGGCCCGACGATCTACGCGCACCGGCACTTCCCATACGTGCCTTTTTGGGGCTTCCGCGAGGATGGAACCGGTGTGCCATTTGGCTACGTGCGCGGCTTGATCGACCAGCAGGATACCCTGAACAATGGCAATGCTCGGCTGCGCTGGGGCATGAGTTCGTACCGCACGGAGCGCACCAAGGGCGCGGTGGCGATGGCGGATGACGTTTTCAGGCGCACGGTGGCACGGCCGGACGCGGACATCGTGCTCGATGCGCAGCACATGGCCCAGCCGGGCGCGAAGTTCGAGGTCAAGCGGGACTTTCAGGCCAACGCGCAGCAGTTGGAGCAGCTGCAGAACGCCCGCAACTCGATCGAGCGCATCAATCCGGCGGCATCGGGCGCGTTCTCGGGCCGGCGCGGCACGGCCACCAGCGGGATTCAGGAGCAGACCCAGGTCGAGCAGGCCAACCAGTCGCTGTCGCACATGACGGGCAACTTCAAGCGCGCGCGCACACAGGTTGGCGAGCTGCTGATGAGCATGATCGTGCAGGACATGGGCAAGGAGCCTGTGACGGTCGTGATCGAGGGCGATGCGGTGACGGCGGATCGCACGGTGGTGATCAACCAGCCGGAAATTGACCCCGTGACCGGGCTGGAGTACCTGTCCAACGACTTGCAGCGCACGGTGCTGAAAGTCGGCCTGGAGGATGTGCCGAGCACGAACACCTATCGCGGCCAGCAACTCAACGCGATGTCGGAGGCGATCAAAAGCCTGCCGGCGCAGTACCAGGCGGCGGCCATGCCGTTCCTGGCGAGCTTGATGGATGTGCCCTTCCGTCGGCAGCTCGTTGAGGCGATTCGCGCTGCCGGTGCACAAGAGTCTCCAGAGGACGTTGAGAGGCGCATCCAACAGGCCGTGCAGGACGCCTTGGCTAAATCTGGCGCCGATCTAAAGGCGCGGGAACTCGATCTGAAATACAACCCGGACAAACTGGCGGCAGAAATCGACAAGATCGTCTCTGAGGTTGTCAAGAACAACGTTTCCTCGGCATTTGCTGCAATGCAAGCTGGTGAGAAGATCGCGCTTGTGCCACAAATCGCGCCCATCGCAGACGTGGTGATGCAGACGAGTGGATGGCGCCAGCCTTCGCCAGGCGGGCAAGACCCTGATTTCCCGCAGCCGCAAGGCGTGGCGGTTCCACAGGAAGCGGCAGGCGGGCTTCCTGGCGACACATCGCCATTGACGCCGCAAGCGCCGGAAGACCCGAGTAGCCCAGCAGTTGGGGCGAACGCGGGCATGGAAACCGTTCGCATGGATTAAAATAAGCGAGCCCTCGAAGGACTGTCATCCAACGAGGGCTCTAACCACATCATCATTCATATGAGGAATGAAAGCATGGCTACATCAATTCTACCGGAGCAGCGCCCGTGCGTGAAATGCGGCGCCCTGAGCAGAGACAAGAGCGGCAACTGCAAAGCCTGCCATAAGGCCTACAGGGACGCCAACAAAGCCAAGGCGAAAGAGTACCAACGCGAATACTATGCCCGCAATAGAGAGCGACTGATGGTTGAGGCTGCGCGCTATTTGGCTGAAAACAGGGGCGAAATCAACAGGCGGGAGCGCGAGAAATACAGGAAAGCCGATCATTGGCGTGAGAAGAACCCTGACAGACATCGCGCGTGGTTATCAGAGTACCTGGAAAACAATAGAGAGGCCAGGAGAATTTACGAGCACAACCGGCGAGCCAGAAAACGTTTCGCCGACGGCAATATATCTCCGGGGTTGGCCGACAGATTGTTCAAGTTGCAAAAGGGGTTGTGTCCATGTTGTCAGCGCCCGCTTGGAAGTAACTATCACATGGATCATATTGTCCCGCTTGCACTGGGCGGGTCGAATGAAGACTCAAACATGCAGCTTTTGAGGGCCACTTGCAACTTGGAAAAGCACGCCAAGCACCCAATCGACTTCATGCAATCACGGGGCTACCTCTTGTAGACCGCAGCACCACAAACAGCCGCCCATCGAGGCGGCTTTTTTGCGCCCACATGACATCTACCCCCTGTGGGGTTGGACGCTTTGCCACACCCCCGGCACATTGCCGCCAAGCGCCCGGCGACGAGCCGGTCGTGAACCGCCGGATCGAAAGACCCGGCACCCGCTGCTGGATGGGTGCGGGCGCAAGCCCAAGCCTTGAATGCGGTTGTCCTTTGCGGCCACAGCGATATGTGGCGGACAA